ACGGCGACTTCAAGACAAGATTTCTTGCCTACTGGAATGACCTCCGGGCGCTTGACAACAGCCTGCCGGAATACAACGTCCAAAACCTAGAGACAGACCCAGCGGGAGTTGTTGGCGAGGCCTGGTCTTATCTTCGGCTTCTGGACCGCCAACGGGTCAATGACGCCTTCAAGGCTTTGCTCGTCCCGTTTGCGCGTGCCGCTGATCTCGACGCCATCGCCGCCAGCCGAAACATTGAGCGAGAGACTATCACTGCGGCCACCGCGACCTCGCCCGCCATCATGGAAGGCGACAGCGCACTTTTGCGCCGTTACCTGCTGTCGTTCGACATGCCTGCAGCCGGTTCTGCGGGTCGCTATCTCTTCGACGCCTGGACTGCGTGGCCTCAGGTCAGCGATGTGTCCGGGATGCTGGATGCTCGCGTCAACGGCTATGCAGTGCATGGTCGGCGCGGCGACATTGACCTGGTCGTTGTCGGCCCGCTCGGGACAGCCCCGACGACAGCCCAGATCCTGACCGTGCGCAATGCCGTCACCAACATCAACCGCGCACCCGAAGGCGTGGCGATTACGGTGCTCGGTGCTGTGCGGGCTGAATATGCCGTGTCACTCGTGATCGAGGTTCCGCAGGTCGGGCCCGCTCCGGAGATCATCCGAGCCGAGGCGCTTGCGCGCGTCAATGCGGCGGCAAAAGAGCGGCTGCTGATCGGTGGCGAGATCCCGGCTGGTTTCCTGGCGGGCGCTGCCTACGGCCCTAATATCATCAAGGTTCGCGATTTGGCTCCGGTGCTGATCGAGCCTGATCCTTACAAGATCCCGGTCATGACGGCTGTGGAAGTCACGGCTGAGGTGCGATGATGGACTATGCCGAGTTTGAGAAAATGCAGGCTGATGTGATGTCCAGGGCGGCCAATATTGTTGCTCCGGCGATAGAGCCTCAACTCATCTGGCAACTTCAAATCCACATTGGGGCAGTGAACGAAACACTCTTGTCCACACCTGAGAAGCAACTGAGGAGCCGCCATGATCGGCGCCTCCGTTCGATAAGGAAGGTGCGCTGATGTCTGACGTCAAAGCAATCCTCCCGTCCTCATCCGGGCCTTTCGAGCGCGCGATTGCGGCCGGCATGTCAGACAGCCTGCCGGTGCCTTTCGCCGAGCTCCTGCATCCCTACACGACGCGGGAGGATCTCCTGGTCTGGCTTGGCGCAAATGCCAGCCTTGACCTCTGGTTTGACGACTGGCCGCTCGCGCGCAAGCGTGAGGCGATTGCCCAGGCGGCGGGGCTATCGGACCTCTACGAAGGCGAGCTTGCGGCGCTGAAGACGACGCGCGGTGGAGCGATCCGGTATCTCGCGCTTGTCGACGGGACCGTTGTCGATGCGGTCTCCTATCCTGCGCCGGCCTTTGCTGACGATGCCTTCTGCGATTCCGCCATCATCGACCACCCGCCGTTTCTGGCGACCTATCTGGTCGGCGTCGAGGTGCTGGATGCTGACGGCACCTATGCGGACCAGGGCTATGAGGGCGAGGTCTTAGCCGAGGCGCCGATTACCGAGCCCTATGACCGATGCCTTGCGGCGCTGCGCGCTGCCAAGGCCGACCACAACGAGATCCTGGTCGACTTCACGACCTTCCGCGTCATCACAGCCGGCGACGGCCTGACCGCAGGCGGCGGATATACCGCCGGCCAATACATTGCGAGGACGAAGCTTTGAGCAAGCGCACGATTTTCAACCTGAACGAAAAGATCACGTCCGAGGATCTCACCGACATCGGGGCACACGCCAAGGAAACGACCGGGAACATCGTAGGAGACGCCATAGGCTATCCCAACCACTATGCGACGGTGACTGTAAGCCAGGGTTCGGCGGTGACGGCAGTCATCAATGCAGGCCGGCTGTTCATCAACGACAAGCTCTACGATCTGGACGAGGCGTTCTCGATTGACCTGACGCCGCGCTTGCCTTTGGTGCTGGGCGATACCGTCTGGGTGGCGCTGCTTCTGCGCGGTGCCACGGAAACCGAAACAGCGCTGCGCAATGTCCGTGTCGATGTTGATACCGGTGCGACGGTCAACCAGGCAGTGCCGAAGACTGAGGCGCTAACAGTCGTCTGCGTCGATCAGGTCGGCATCGCAGGCCCAACGCCGCTGAAGCCGACCGTCGCCGCCGGCGAGTGCATCGTTGCCTGGGTGCTGCTGGCGCAGACAGGCATTGAGCTTATCGAGATGCACACGCCGCACCGCGTCAAGACGCTTCATGAAGTCGAGGGACGGGTAACGATCCTTGAAGCCCGGATGGATTCGATCGAGCAGGTGGCGGCATCGCTGCGCACCGACTTGTCCGCCATCTCGGCAAAGCAGCGCGAGGCTGTGCGGCCGGAGATCTTCAATCAGGTCCGGCTCGACATCTCGGCCATCAAGCGATTGTTGCGCGTGTTCGAGAATGAGCCGCGTGCGCAGTATTACGACCCGGCACTGGTCAAGGATGGATGGGACACGGACAACAGTCTGTGGCTTGCCCGCATTGCCGAAGGAATCCGGTTCCAGTTTGCCAATTTCCGCGATAGCCAGCTGGCGCTCGCCAATCCGGCGAACCCGGATGTGACGATCACCAACAATCTGATGCTGCCGAAGTGGACCGAAGAGGTAAAGCTCTCGGTCTCTGGCGGGACGGGCTCGAAGAACATCTCGCAGTTAGTCCACACCGAGGTCACGGCGGTTCGGCGGGAAATCTCGCGCTCGTCGGTGTCTTATGGGCCGATCGTTCAGGTCTGCCAGAACCAGCAGGATTGGGCGGCGGCGGGGCTTGCCGACGCGAGAGCCGGGGCAACGCTCGCGGTTGCTGGCGAAACCTTCAACGTGGTTGGCCAGTCTTCGAGCGGCGTCGGCGGCGCATGGAATGCCGACCCGGCTTCTACCGGCCACAAGAATTACGACGTTCAGGCGGTCTCTGTATCGACCTGGACAGAGGTCTATTGGGACTATGTCACGGAGACCTTTGGGCTCAACGGCTCGGTCTATGGTCAGACCTTCCTGAACAGTCAGGCCATGATCATGACCGGCCTCAACCTGCGCTTTACCCGCGTGGGCACGGACGGCGACGTGCATGTCTGTGTCTGCGAAGTCGGAGACAACGGCGCGCCGCGCACCGATCGTGTGCTGGAGCGGGCGACTGTGACCCGCGCCAATCTGACGGTCGGCAAGGTGCGCTTCGGCTTTCGTCCGATGCTGCTTGAGCCTGGCAAGCGGTATGCCTTCTTCCTGACGACCACCGGCAACCACCAGATTGCCTTCGTGTCGGAAAACAAGTTTGCGCAGGGCTCGCTGTTCCAGATTACCGACGGCATCTGGGCGCAGGGCTCGGCAACCGAAGACCTGGAATTTGACATCCTCGGTGCGAAGTTCGCGGCCACGCGCACGGTCGTCGAGTTCGACGCCCTGACGCTGGACGGTGGCATGACCTATCTGCGGCTTGTGGCCGCCGGGTGGGCACCATCAGGTACAAGCCAGATCTGGCAGTGGCAGCCGCAGGGCGATACGGACTGGTATGATCTGAGCCCTGAAAATGCCGACATCCTCTATGGCTTGCCTCCGCTGATCCGGCTGAGGCTGGTCATGGTCGGCACCACGGATCTTGCCCCGGCAATTGTGCTCGACAACAAGGCACGCGGCGAAACGGGCCGTACCCGTGGCGACCTTCGCGCGCTGACCGAGGTCATCAACTTCGGCGTCACAACGACGAAGGTCACGGTCGATCTGGTGATTGACCGCTGGGTTAACGCCGAGCACACCGCCGTCGTCAAGCTGATTTCCGGCGACGTGACGCGGGACGCAACAGCAACGAGCACCTGGCAAGATCCGGACAACCCGCTGCGCCGCCGTCTGACCGCAGTCTTCGATGCCATCCCGTCGACTACGTCGGCTGCGGTGCAGATCGAAGGCACCAAGACGGGCGTCGACGAGTGGTTTGGCGAGAACCTGTTCGTGATGGCGGATTAAGGACAAGACAATGGCAAAAGCTGCAACCCCGACATTTGAGCCGGATACGACCTACCGCTTCCGGCTTTTGAAAACGGTGAAGGCGCCTGTGCGCCTTTCCCGGATGGATGAGCACCATGGCAAGGGCGCGCTCTTGAACCGTATTGTTGAATTGGAGGGCGCAGATGCCATCGACACCGCCGAGCCAGTCTAACAAATATCGGTTCGAGGCCGACACGCCGCTCGATCCGCCCACCCTTAGCGGCATCATGGAAAGCATCCATGACCGTATTGAAGCGCAAGAGGCTTTGATTGTCGATTACCAGGCGGCGATCGACAATCTCAACAATCTTGGCCTGCAGGTCATTGCCGAGAACCTGGCCCCACAGATTCAGGCGGCGCGCGAGCAGCTGGACGCACTGCAAGAACAAGCCGACGGCGTCGAGGACCAGATCGCGGCGCTGCTTGCAAGCGGCATTGCCGGCACGGGCGTTTCTCTGACTGCCATTTCGGGTCTGACGGCTACGAATGCTCAGGCGGCCTTTGCCGAGATCATGGGCGACATCATGGGCCTGGGCGAGGCGCTGACGCAGGTCGAGACAGATGTTGCGGCGGCGCTTGCCGGCATCAGCTTCACGGCGATCCGCCCTGTCATCACGGTTACGGCTGCTCATACGGCCGTCGCCGGCCAGCGCATCTTGGCTGACAGCACGGGCGGGGCTGTCCCCATCACTTTGCCGCAAGACGCCGCGCAGGGCGCGACAGTTGACGTTGATCCAGTCGGGTTCGGCGTTTCAGTTGTGCCCCACCCGGCCGGAGCCGCAACCACAATTGAAGGCCATTCTTCCATTACGATTGACCAAGCGAATGTCGGGCTCACGCTGACACTGCGCGGGACGGTCTGGAAGATCGAGCGTAGGAGTATCGTCAATGGCTAATCTCAGCAGCTTTTTCCCGTCTACGGTGAGCGCGCCTTTGCCCGCAGGACTAACCAAAGACCCGCGGTTTTTGCCGCTGGTGGATGCATCAACTAACGTTGTCATAAATGGCAACAATGCCATTGTCCCAAGTTTCTGGACGGGAGCCGCCGGCTTCGGTAATGCCGGGGCCGTGCGGACAACGCAGACCGCGAACGCCTGGGGCACCATTGCCGATATCACGGGGCGCGGGATGTTGACGCATGTCGTTGCGCCTCAACACGGGGCAACGACAGCTACGGTGCGTTTCCGACTCACCGTGGACGGGGTCGAATACACAATAAGCAAAGCTGGTGGGATATCTGTCTTGTCTGACGGACGAATGCTTATCGGGTGTGCTGACTTGACCGGTGGTTCATCGTTCTACGCCGCAGATGGCGTGCACTTGATCCGTTTTGGTAAGCCTGCACAAAGCCCAAGTACAAAATTTGTGAACGAGTTAGCGACCGCCTATCTTTATCAGCCGTGGCGCATCTATGAGCACGGCATGCCGTGTCTGTATTTCGAAGAAAGTCTCAAGGTCGAGACCCTCGTGTCTGTCCTCGGAACCGGGACTTACGCGCAATATTCCGCCTGCGCCTACACGATCCTCGGAGGCGACTGATGATCGTTGAGAACCTCACATCACCCGGCGTCGATCCCGTTGACGGCGATCTGGTGCGCATCACCCACGCAAACGGCGCAACCGAAACCAAGGAATACTGGACGCCGGTTGCTGCCGAGCCAGAGCCGCCAACCCTTGCCCCACTCACCCGCCGCCAGCTTCGCCTCGGCCTCCTGTCCATCGGCGTCACAGCCGAAGACGTCGAGGCGCAGATTACCGCGATCACGGACCCGGTGGACCGGGCTTGGGCACTCATCGAATGGGAAGACGCCACGCATTACAAGCGGGATCATCCGCTGGTCGCCGATGTGGCTGCGGCGACGGAGCTGCCGCCTGAGCAGGTGGACGCACTCTGGGTATGGGCGGCGGGGATTTAGCCGCAGACCACCAACGCTACGACGAGGCCAGCCATGGAATCGGACGGCTGCACGCACTGGTTTGACGGCACCTGGCGGCATTGCTGCGAGGCCCACGACCTGGCCTATTTCACCGACAGCGTCACGCTGCAATCGCACATCGATCTCGGTGTCTGCGTGGCGCAAACAAGCGGCGGTCCCGTCATGGGACTGCTGATGGCGCTGGCAACCGCAATCTGGTGGCTCGTGCGCCATCGCGGGCGCGCATAGCGCAATCCACGAAACCAACCCCCATGACGGCCATTGGCCACTTATGGCGCTTCTCGTAGCCACCACCAAACAACCCGACACCACCACTAAAGGAGGCCACGCGTGGCAGACCTATCGTATTTCCACGGCGTAAATCTCGCCGAAAGCCCCGACGTGCCCTCCTTGGGCCGGTTCGGCAACTTTGGCGGCACCTACTTCAACGGCACGGCGCCGGACGCTGATGCTGGCGTGTTTGCGTACAACATTCCGACGCTGGTGACAAGCCTGACAGCTGCCTCCGCACTTGGTGCGGAAGGTACGCTGCTCGCCGACCTGACGACCTACTTCGGCGAGGGCGGCACGCTTGCAATCGTCAACCGCGTCGAGCACAGCGACACGCCGTCCGAACTGCAGGCCAACCTCATCGGCGACCCGGTTGCTCGTACTGGTCTTTACGCCGCGTTGCGCGCGAAGGCGCTTACCGGCTACCAGCCGCGTGTCCTTGTTACCGCTGGTGACACGGGCTCTTGGATTGACGACGGCATCGTGTCTGTCGCGGTTAGCAACGGCGGCACGGGCTACACCAGCGCGCCAACTGTTGCCATCACCGGCACGGGCGGCACGGGCGCAACCGCGACAGCTACCGTTGTCAACGGCGTCGTGACGGCAGTCACCATCGCCAATCCCGGCTCCGGCTACGAGACCGCAAGCGTTGCCTTCTCTGGCGGCGGTGGCTCTGGTGCGGCTGCGACGGCCAACATCGGCGACGTTGCCAACCCGTTCATCTCGGCACTGGCTACCATTGCCCCGCAGATCCGCGCACGCGCTTATATCAGCGGCCCGAACACGACCAACGCAGAATCCGTCCGCTTCCGCAACACGGTCAACAGCGACCGCATCCTGATCATCGACCCCAAGGGCATCAAGAACGTAGACGGCACGCCCGTCACGGTTCCGATTGCGCCGGTCTTTGCAGGCGTTCGCGCCGCCGTTGTCGCATCGGCAGAAGGCGTGTCCGGTTCGGTTTCGAACAAGATCATCAAGACGCTCGACGGCGTTGCGCGCACCATTCAGTACCCGGTTGACAGCAACTACCTGAACGAGCGCCAGATCTCGACCGTCATCAACGAGCGCGGCGGCCTGCGCACTTGGGGCAGCCGCCTGGCGACCGACGTGCAGATCTGGCAGTTCGACAGCGTCCGCGCCACGGCTGACATGATTAACGAAGCGCTGGAAGACATCTACTTCCAGTGGGTCGACAAGAAGTTCACCAAGGGCAACCTGAAGCAGATGATCGAAGACGGCAACGCCGCGCTTCGCGTCTTCAAGGCGAACAACGACATCCTCGGCGGTCGCGTCTGGCTGTCTGACCTGAACCAGCCGACGGTCAACGCCAACGGCAAGGTATTCCTGAATGTTGAGTTTGAGCCCGTCGGCCTGATGGAGCA